AATTCAAGGGTCTTCTATTCCAGATTGAAAGAGATGCTAATGCTATAGCACAGAGAACAAGGCGTGGAAAGGGCAATATGGTTCTTTGCTCTGCTGACGTTGCTTCTGCACTAACAATGGCAGGAATCCTTGATTATACACCTGCACTCAATTCAAACTTGAATGTTGATGATACAGGCAATACATTTGCTGGTACAATCAATGGTAAGTTCAAAGTTTACATTGACCCATATGCTGCTAACCTAGCTGCTGCAAACACAGCATCTAACTCTGGTAATCAGTACTATGTTGTAGGTTATAAGGGTACTTCACCTTATGATGCTGGTCTGTTCTATTGCCCATACGTTCCTCTACAGATGGTTCGTGCAGTGGGTGAGAACTCCTTCCAGCCTAAGATTGGCTTCAAGACCAGATATGGTATTGTTGCTAACCCATTTGCTGAAGGTACAACTCAAGGTGTTGGTAGACTACTTATCAACAGCAACAGATACTACAGAAGAGTAGCTGTTAAGAACCTAATGTAAGAAGAAAGGATATATATCCTCTTACTCAAAAGACCTCCTTTTACAGGGGGTCTTTTTTTATGCGCTTGACAAAAAATATAATCGATATATAATATACTATATGATTAAATTGCTCAATAGAGCAAGTATCTCAAGGAGTAAAATCCATTAAACTGAGATATGTGTGAGAAAATTTAGTATAGGTAAAACTATCATGACAATTCCATTTTTGGAAAGTTTTGGGTTGCAACCCACTATGTTGCCCTATGAGCAACTTAAAAAAGATTTTGAAGATGCTGTTAGAAATAAAGATATATTAGAATCACCGAAGATCAAGATAATTCAAGGACAAACTGGGTTAGGGAAATCCAGGTATCAAGATAAGGAAATGCCCACTATCTTGAAAGAAATATTCCCAGAACTCAAATATATTATTCGTATCTCTCCTACTACTGAAGTAGCGAATGATGGAACATTTTTGTATGTAGATGAGTTGGATGATGAGAATACTCAATATTTTTATTGTGAGAATCCATCTCCAGTTTCAATAAAGCAAATGGGACGTATTCCTAATGCTGTTATTTGTATTTCTACTACTCATGGATACTTCTCTCAGAACTTTGTACGACTTAAGGAATTAGCATCTGAATCAATAGTTATTATTGAAGAGGCACATCAGTATGTTGGTTGTGGTGATGAAGGTGGTAAAGCATATGTTACAACTTATGGTTATCATAGTGAGTATGGAGCAAAAACAGTTCAAAAGTTCTTTGAATGGGCAGAAATTAATCCTCGTATTATAGGATTTACTGCAACTGTTACTCGTCACCATGAAGGCGATGTTAATTTAACAGATAGTTTTCTTATTTGTAATAAGATGCAACCAAAAGAAAATTTAATTGGATCTCAAGCATGGTTAGATAGAACTATTTCTTATCAATTTGCTAAAAATCAAGGTCATAATTCTATTGCTAAATCAATTCATGATAGTATAGAAACCATTGACAATAAAGAAAGAGCATTGCGTGAATTGAAAGCACATGATCCTAATATTAATGCCAAATTAACAGGATTATATCTTGCAGGTACTAAAAGTAAAGTCTGGGGTGCAGATATTGATGATACAAGGGAAGTAATTGCAGAATATCTGTTGGGTTTAGATTATGAACCAACTGATAAGATGATTGCTACCATGACTGAAACTGGTATTAGGGTGTGGAATTTGAAAGGAGAATCTGAAACTATTCCTAAAAATAATTCAGGAGAACTTATTCGTAGATTAGACGACCCTACTAATCCTTTGAGGTTCGTAGTTGTAATTAATAGAGCAAGATCTGGTATCAATGTTCATAATTTTGCTGTGGAAGTTGTATGTCGTTTACGTGATCCTAAAGAGATTAGAACTCTTATTCCTATCCAAATGTTTGGTAGGTTAGTAAGGATCAATGTAGGAACGGGTAACATTATTAGAAATGAATATAAGAATAATATTCGAGAATATATCTTGGGTTATTCTGAAAAATATGGTATTCCTATTGATATTGTGGTAGAAACTATTAAAGTTGCAAATACTTTTGATATTTGGTATCCATCTAATGATAAAGTACAAAGAACATGGGAAGATTCTATTGTTGACTTTAAGAAGGATTATGTCAATATGAAAGATATTGGTTATGAGTATCTTGATCAATTTATTGATGTAGAGAAACCACCTCTTGTAGACTTTCTTCCATTAACTATTCTAAGAGAGTGTAATGGTGAGATGGTAGAATATGATATAAGTGAAGAAGTTTCTAATTGGAAAGGTGATGGTACTTTAGATGCTTTTTTTAAAATAGGGGTCTAACCACCCCTCTTTTTTATGCTATAATTAGTAGTATGATAAAAACTCTTATCCCAACAGATGACCCCCTACTACACACTCCTTTAAAGAAGTGTAGTTACAACCTTGATAGGGGAAAATTATCTTATACATTAACAGAGAATATGTTTCACCATAATGGAGTGGGACTATCTGCTAATCAAATAGGAATAAAGGAAAGAGCATTTGTTATGGTTTCTGATATGGAATCAATGGATACTATTACTTGCTTTAATCCAAAGATTATTAAAGAGTCTAAGAATGAAGTAGTAATGGAAGAAGGATGTTTATCTTATCCAGATTTATTTTTAGATATTCCTAGACCAGAAACTATTGTAGTTAAGTATGAAGATGAATCAAAAGAATTTCATAAGATTAAATTGACTGGATTTATAGCAAGAATCTTTCAGCATGAATATGATCATATGGAAGGAATTGATTTTACACAAAGATCTAAATAAATACGGAGACCTGCTTTCTACCAATGTTTTGTAAAGTAAGAAAAAGTATTAAAGAGTATCGTGAATGGCAATTGAAAATGTATAATCGTTGGGAGGATACATTGGAAGTGAGACTTGCTGGAATTAAAGCAGCTAAAGAAAAACTTGAAGAGCAGATGGAAAGAGATATTGTAGTAGATAAATAATTAAAAAAATTGTGATATGGCGTTCCGTATACAAAAACCTAGCATTATACCTTCTGTAGGAACAGTTTACTATAAGGGTAATAATCAGTGGGATGAATTATTTGATAAAAGAAAATTATATGATACAGAAGCAGCTGCTAAAGGAGATCCTGATATCTATAAGTGGGAACATGCTACTGTTGTAGATGAGGGATAGTGATGAAAAGTTTTATTGATTTTTCTGAAAACTTAGAAGATAGAAAAATACAGTTGGTGCAGAAGCAGAAACTTATGAAGAAACTGGAAAGAGAGAAATCGGATAGAAGTAATCAACAGTTTGCACAGGATAGAGAAGATGAATTAGATAAAGAAGAAGAGAGAGAAAGATTAAAACAAGAAATAAAAAGAGAAGTTAAACAAGAATTAGAGGATGAAAAAGTAGATGAACAAATATCTTTTCAGAATTTTGTAGAGGAAACCAAACAGTGTCCGCCTGGTAAATACTATTGTCATGATATGAAGAAATGTAAACCAATCCCTAGAGGATACCACGTTGGTCGTGGGGGATGGTTGAAACCAGATCCAGATGAGGAAAACAAAAATGGAAAAAACGGTAACGGACATGCTAATGGACATGGGAATGGTTCAAATGGTAATGGTAATGGTGGTAACAACGGCGGCAATAGTGGCGGCAATGGTTCTAATGGTGGTGGAGTAAGTGAGTCGTTTGTAAATTTACCATTAAGTATAGAAATACCTAAAACCCAAATAGAATTTGATATGGGTTTAATGTTTAGGGAAGATTTGGAAGAGAATACAGGAATGCTTTTCTCATTTATTGAGTCAGGAGAGAAGTTTTTCCATATGAAAGACACTACTATTCCATTGGATATTGCTTTTATCAATGAACGTGGTATAATAGAGAGTATTAAGGAATTAAAACCTTTAAGTACAATCCCTATCTCCTCAGATTCATCAGTCCTATATGCTTTGGAAGTAAATAGAGGATGGTTTGATACCAATGATGTAAATGTAGGAGATAAGATATTAAATCTCTAAATTATTATGACCACAACTGCTGAAAGAATTACTCCTTTGGAAAGTGATGAGTATGATCCTATTCCACCAAGGGAAAAGATAGCAGATTCTAATGCTAGAATTGCTATTGCTCTTGAAAGAATTGCTAGTATTCTAGAGAGTAATGTTCATATTAGTATTGATCATGGACATATTGAACATATAGATCATGTTGACCATGCTAATATAGATAGTGGTGAAATTAATACTCATCCTAAGAATTTTTAATCATGCCTAAAGAAAAAGTACATGTTCCTGTAGTGGAACCAAAGTCTACTTCTTATCTTGAGTTTGTTGAACTAGGAAGAACTATAACTCCATGTCCAGTATTTAAAAAGGATACTGTTCGTGTTAGAGTATTACAAATCTGTAGAGGTAATCCAGCAGAAACTTTTGAGACAGAAAAGCATTGGGAATATGATGTTCCTTGGCCAGTAGAAGAAGTGAAAGTAGAGGAGAAGGTAGAAGAAAAGGTAGTGGAGAAGAAAACATTATTACAGAAGATAACTAATGGATAAGAAAACTATTACGTTTACCATTAGACAAGATGGCACAGTAACTGAAGAGGTTATGGGTGTTATTGGTAATGAATGCTTAGAAATTACTAAATCATTAGAGGAGAAATTGGGGGTTGTAGAAACCCGTAAATCTAAAGCAGAACACTATCTCCATCAACCCATAGATAACTTTTGGAAAAATTTCTCAGAGGAATATGTCACACTTCACAACCATAAAAACCAAGATAAAAAATAAACC